TTACGGTATTTTTTCTAAATCTTCACGCATCCACTCAATGTCTCTGTCGGTATAAGTTCCCTCTGTTATGTCCTGAATTTTATGTCCGGCCATTCTCTTAATAGCGTATTCGTCCACACCGGCACGTTTTGCCATAGTAATAAAAGTGGTTCGTGGATCGTGAGGTCTATGGTCTGGATTCATTTTGAAATGCTCCAGGATAACTGCGTTAAAACGGTATGCGTATTTATCGTAAGTCATTTTCATGCCATTTCGTGAAGTAGGGTCATTAAACAGAAATTCGCTGCCAAGAGAAACAGCTTCATCATAGTTCTTCTGCACAAGTTCTTTTATACGGCTATGAATTGGAACTGTACGTTGCTTGCCAGCGGGAGTTTTCATGCCACTCTTTATATACCAGTTATCTAAGTTCACTTCTGTTAGACGTATCTTAATAAGCTCTTGTGGTCGCCATCCCATATACATTTGTATGATAATCCAGTCTACGAATTTTACAGAATTAACATTGGTCCATAAAATTTCACGTTCGTCCGGCTTGAAAATGATATGAGAGCGTTTTTGGGCTTCTTTTTCTTCGATGATCTCATCTGATATGTCGAAGGTTCTTGCATAGTTGGTTTTCACAACTTCGTACTCCAATGCATAGTCCAGCATAAGATTAAATAAAGATTTGATTCGTGCTTTGGTTCCGGGGCTTGCCATTATTTTCTCCCCTTTGTCTTTACCACGATCTTTGATAACATATGCCGTATCCATAAGGTCTTTGATGTGGTATGCACGAAGGTCACGAACTCGTATATTGTATAGTGGCTTACAGTATTTCCAGGCTGCCATAATAGTACGGGAAGAAGAATCACTTTTTAGCTTCTCAAAGTATTTTTGAGTCCACATACAGTATAGCTGCTCTACAGTCGTACACCATTTTTTGATATCGTATGGGTCTTGATGGTATTCATCAAGTGCATGAAGTGCCTCCTCACGCTTGGCAAAAGTTCCTATACTTGGACGAAGTTGCTTAAAAGTGTCAGTTTCTTCGTTGTATTCCCAGCCAGTTGTAATGCGGGCTATAAAAGGCTTACGGCGTTTCCCTGATAATTTTGTTACGCTTCCATAGCCGTTTGGTAATTTCATAACATCAGCTCCTTTTGCGTCCGATGGATTGTCCGTAGGACGGTCACGGTGACAGTCACACTTTTTTAGATAGATTGTCACATATTTTTCACATGGACGATTGTAAAATGATAATTGCGCTTCTCTCAGAAGCAAAAGAGTAAGTAATGGACAGATATCTGGAAAATTAGATAGAACCTTATTTTTCAAGGCTTATAAAGATGTGTATAAAACGTCCGGTGGAAAGTCCTCGGACAATCCTACGGACGGTCACTAGGAAAATCCGATGTAACCAGTATCAGTACCATTACCATATATTATATATATAAACATATATAGTCCGTCCGTGGACAATCCTACGGACAGTCCAATGGACGGAAACCAATTTAAACTGTTACCCAAAACGAGATGTAAAAATCAGAACAAATGTTTGAGGGGGGGGTAACACCTAAATCCAGATCTTCGATAGCATCACTTAGGGTTTCGTATGTAGCCTTTACTGGAGAAAGTGCTAAAAGAGAATTTAAAGTAATACTTTTTTGATTTTTGCAATGCTCATTCAGAATTGACGTAGGAAGAACATAGAATTCCCACTGTTCAAGCTGAAGCGGTGTTTCATTGCGGTCTTTGCTGGCGTATAGGCAAAACACATAGAGATCAGACCAGCGTTGTGAATTTTCGCTGAAGTCATTCTCAGCGTCCCAAGAGCGTGCCGGGCGGATACTGAACTGGATCCGGGATAGGCGCTCAGTATTCCAGCTTTGTAAATATGCGGAACATTTGACTTCAATTTTCCTTCCGGAATTAGAAAGTAAATCATATGGAGTCCAATCTTGGCGTGCAACGGTTGTGTCAATCCCTATTGCAGAGGCCACAAGAAATTCTGCGAGGGCTCCACGTAAAGTGTTGTTTAGCAAATCAGAGGAATTCCAAGCCCAGAAATCATTAAGCAAGATTCCGACTGGCATTCCGTCATAAGTGAAATGCTCATTTCCTGTGAGAGTCTTCATGATTTTTACACCTCCAATCTTTGAAAAAATAAAGGCGGCAAAGTTATCTGCCGCCCGTTCTTGCAATCCCAGAGAAAGAGTGTTGATACTGTCTGGGTTAATATGTCCGTAATAGATGTGACCAATTTCATGAAATACCTGATAAAGAATATCTGTCAATGGAAGTGTGCTGTTATATGCAATTACATAAGAGTTTAGCCGATTGCTGAAAAAAGAAAATGCATTAGGGCTGAAAATCTTTTGTAATTGTACAATGCTAAGTTCCATGCATGAAGAAACAGACTGGTATGTCATAATGTGCAGATCATGCTCTATTCGTCCTCGAAGTTTTTTACGGCTTCCTGTCGAGAGTGGGAATCTTTAGCGTCCCATTTATCCTGTCCGGAAGCAGCTATTTTGTAACCAGGATTCTGATACTTTTCCAATAAGGTCCAAATCACTTTACGATCGCTCTCAGAAGCACTGGAGTAACAGTAAATCAAATCTTCCAATTCTGGAGATAAAGATTGTTTAGTAGGCACAGGGGTAAGTCCAAGAAGGTAATCTGTGCTTACATTCAATGCTTCTGCAATGGAGATAATAAGATCAACTCTTGGCAACCGTTTAGGATCTGTTAAGTACCTGGATATAGTTGCTTCAGTAGTATGAGCCATTTCAGCAAGTATTCTCTGATTTATTCCTTTTTGTTTTAATAGACTATATAAAATATTTGAAAAAGTCTGCATTTTATCACCTCCACCGTATAATACCCTACAATTACCGAACAGTAAATATCACTTTCAAAAAATATAATTTTATTATTGACAATTACCGAAGGGTAAGCTAAGATGATGACATAATCAATAAAACAAAGGAGGTGCAAGAATGGATAGCACAAGACTCCGGGAACTCCGGGCTGGAAGAAGAGTCTCGCTTGAAAAACTGGCAGAAGTAATCGGAAAGTCGATTGTATCGTACAGTAAAAAAGAAAGCGGTGAGGTCAAATTCAGACCGGACGAAGTTATTGCATTATGTAAATTTTATGGGCTTTCATACGAAGAAATGAACGCCATTTTTTACGACAATAACTTACCGAATGGTAATTTTGAAGACCTGAATAAAATTCTTTCGGGTCTTGGTATTCTTTGATTTTAGTTTAGCAGATAAGGAGTGAAATGAACATGGATTTAAGATGCGAAAATACGGGCATAAGCATCTACTTCCAGTGCAGGATTTTAGCAGCAAAAAGCAATGAACATCTGAAAAGCAGAGAAAGTGCAGCGGAGTATTTTGGAATATCAGTTTCTTCTCTTGCAAATTATGAAAGAGGGATAACGGTTCCGCCATTAGACATGGTTATGATGATGGCAGATGCATATGATGCACCGCAGTTGAAAAATCTGTATTGTTTACAGCAATGTCCATTTGGGAAAGAACAGCCTATATCGGCAGACCTGAAAACGTTGGAAGCAGTAACGGTTGGGATAGTAGCAAAGTTAGATGGAAAATGTATTGAAGAAATGCGCAGAGAACTTCTCAATATTGCAGAAGACGGGGAAATAGCTCCGGATGAAGAGGAAGATTTCCTGGAAGTAACGAGAACGTTGGACAAACTTTCAGTTTCTATCAGTGAGTTGAGATTACTGAAAGAAAAAATTTTGAGAAGGAACGGTGGATTAGATGAATAGAAAAAGGACGCACAGAAGGAGAAGGGAAAAACATATTTTGTGGGGAGAAAAAATCATGTGTTTCGGGTTCATGTTGTTTCTTGTGATGGGAGCTGCTTTAGATGGACCGGCATGGTGGAAAGCTATCATAGGTGTGATTATTTCAGGTGTAATTATGGTGGTTGGAAGGATCATAGCAATTTTGGAAGGAGAAGAGTATGTGTAGCGTATGTTTGAAAATTCCTTGCGATAGCCGTTGCCCAAATGCACCAGAACAGCAACCTGTTATGATTTGTGCTGAGTGCGAAGAAGGAATTTATGAAGGCGATGAATATTTCGAAGGCTTTGAAGGCCCTGTTTGTAAAGAATGCATGGATGAAAAGGACTTGAAAGAAATCTTGGAAATGTTCGGAGAAGAAATGAAACGGGCGGAGGGAGAATAGATGAACTTGAATGAAAAAGAATTGCCGTTCTTTCCTGAATTAAAGTTTGATGGAATACGCCATATTTACACATTGAATGGACAGATACTTCCAAGTGTAACTACGGTAATGAAGCCTTTGGATCATGAGCTTTATAGCGGGATAGACGAAAGTATTATGCAGATGGCAGCAAGCAGAGGAACGGCGGTCCACAATGCGGCAGAAAATTATGTACTATACGGAATAGAGGACATAGAACCTAAATATGCAGGGTATTTTGAGGGCTTTTTAAAATTTTGGGAGGAGCAAAAACCTGTTCCGCTTGCGACAGAAAGCAGGGTTTATCACAAAATCCTGAGATATGCAGGAACAGCAGATTTGCCATGTGTTATTGATGGAAAAAAAGTTTTGATAGATTACAAAACTTCAGCCGCAGTAAATAAGATGCTGACAGGAGTACAGCTGGAAGCATACGAAAGAGCGTTCAGTAGTCATGGATTTAATTTTGATGAAAAAGCTATTGTTCATTTGAAAAATGATGGTTCCTACCAGATGGTTAGATATAAAGCGAATGACATGGAAAGCTGGCAAGTGTTTTCTTCGCTAATGGTAGTTTGGAATCATATACAAAAATACAAGTAGGAGGTTATAGCATGGAAGAGAAGACAAGATTGTTGATAGTCGAAGACGAAAATGGAGTCAAGGCAGAAGTAAATGGCAGTCCATCAGATGTTATGTGTTTGGTAAAAGAGGCACTTAAAGCAGGAAATAAGGCATTGCAGAAATGTCCTTGCATAGATGCAAAAGATGCACAGAACTTGATTGATGAAGTCATCGAAGATTATCAGACGGAAGTAAAGTATGGAGAAGAAGTTGCAATCGTTAGGAGAATATTACAGATTGCAAAGCATATTTAGGAGGATTTATATGAGCGGGAAAGTTACGGAAGCGGTAGTAGCAAAAATTGAAACACCGACAGAGTTGGTGAAGGAAGAAGAGATTCAGCAGAATGTCAGTATGGTTGAAGTACGGGCAAAGGCAATGACCATTACAAGCAATGAGGATTATGAAAAAGCTGCTGAATTTGGACAGCAGATTAAAGCTCAGGCGAAAGTGGTAACGGATTTTTTTAAGCCTATGAAAGACAATGCATACAAGGCGCATAAGGCGGTATGCGATAGAGAAAAGACGATGCTTAAGCCTTTGCAAGAAGCAGAAAAAATATTAAAGAAGAGCATAGCTGCCTACCAAAAAGAACAGGAACAGAAAAAGCGGGAATTGGAAGAAAAAATGAGACTGGCTGCTGAAGCAGAAAAAGAGAAGAAGTTGAATGAAGCGGCTGCACTTGAAGAGGAGGGTAACCAGGAAGCGGCAGAAACAGCGTTGATGGAAGCTCAGATGGTAGAAACGGTAGCGGCTAGTGCGGCAGTGGTTATGGATACACCAAAAGCGAAAGGTGTGAGCAGCTCAAAAGATTGGGAAATTGAAAGTATAGATCATCAAAAAGTTCCGGTAATGTTTTCAGGAATGGAAATACGTCCAGTAGATGAAAAGGCAGTTATGCGGCTTATCAGAGCATCAAAAGGCAGTATTCAGATTCCTGGGATTACATACAAAGAAACTATCAAAGTGAGTATCAGGAGGTAAATGAGATGTCAGAAAATATGTTTAGTGTTGTGAAATATGATGCAGGCGGTGTAGAAATTAAGTTGGAACCAGAAACAGTCAAAAATTATCTGGTAAGAGGAAATGGAAAGGTGACGGATCAGGAAGTTCTGTTTTTTATCCGGACATGCCAGGCACAGAAATTAAACCCGCTTGTATACGGAGAGGTGTATCTGATTAAGTTTGGAAATGAACCTGCTCAGCTGGTTATTGGAAAAGAAACGTACATGAAAAGAGCGTTTAAGAATCCGAACTACAACGGAATGAAATCAGGAATTGTTGTGCAGAGAGGGGAGGAAATTGTTCAGAAAGAAGGAACGTGCCTGTACCCTTCGGAAACGCTTCTGGGAGGTTGGTGCAGAGTATACCATGAGCTGAACGGAAAAGAAACAGAAACCTTTAAAGAGGTATCTCTTCAGGAATACCAGAAATTTAAGGATGGAAAACCTATGGCAAATTGGGGAAGTAAACCTTGTACTATGATTGAAAAGGTGGCGGTATCACAGGCAGTAAGAGCTGCATTCCCAGATGATTACCAGGGATTATATACAGCAGAAGAGTTCGGTTATACAGATAGAGATGCTGAAAAAGGACAGGTGATTGATACCGGTGCAACAGGAAATGCAACACCAGAAGTCTACGAAGAAGTGGAATATATTTCTCAGGAACAAAGACAAGAGTTTTTTGATCTTGCAACAGGATTCTACGGTAAAAAGAAAGGAAATGCGGTTGTAAAGTATATCTGCACAAATATGGGCTTGGAATCAACTACGAACATGACAGTAGCGCAGTTTGAAGAAGCTATGACAACTTTGAAAAATGGCATTGAAGCAGATAAGAAGAATACAGCTCAGGAAACAGAGGAGCAAAGCGCAGAAGCGGGAAATGAGTAATATGAAATGGCGGTTGGGAATACCTGACCGCCATAATAAAGGTGGTGACGGCGGTGGCATGGATTAGTGTACATGACCATGTAGTAGGAGGAAAACTCCGGGAATTGGCAAAAGATATTGAATGTTCACAAAAAGAAGCTCTCGGAATTCTTGTATCCTTGTGGTTATGGGGGCTGAACAATGCAGACCAAACCGGCAAACTTCGGAGTTGCGATAAGATTGATGTGGCAGAAGAAGTTTTTTCAAAAGGATTAAGTGAAGGGCTGGATAAGAGGAAAATTGTAGACAGCCTTATATCTCAACGGTGGATAGATGAATCAGAAGATGGGGATTTATATTTACATGATTGGGACACATGGCAGGAACAGTGGTATAAGTTCCTGAAAAACAAGGAATATGATGCAGAGAGAAAAAGAGCAGAAAGGGCTAGGAAAAGAGAAGAAATTTTGAAAAAAGTGAGCAATTCCAGCAGTTCTACGGATAGTCCGAAAGAAAATCCTATGGACAGTCCACCGGACAGTCCTACGGACGCTATACCGGCTGAGAAGAAAAAGCCGAAAAAGGCTGCAAAAAAGAAAGTTGAAAAGAAACAATATGCAGAGTATGTATCCTTAAAAGAAGAGGAGTATAACAAGCTGGTGTATGGATACGGACAAGTAGCAACAGAGAAATTTATTGAAGAATTGAATTTGTATAAAGGCTCTACCGGGAAAACATATAAGAGTGATTATATGACAATTCTTAACTGGGTTACTGAAAAGGTTGAGAAAAAATATCCGGGATTGATACAGCGGCCGGAGGCAATCAGAACAAAGGCTGAAAAGCAGAATGAAACTCCGAAGGACGAAAATCCATTCGGGCAGTGGAAGGAGTAGGTGTAAATGATTAGCGGTGTTGCAGAAACAGCATTATCAAACATTGCAGGAAATTCAAATATAATGCCGGAAGATTTTACTGGAGAAGATGGACTTTTGTACTGCGGGAAATGCCATACAAGGAAAGAAAGAGAAATTATATGGCTTGATGGCACAGTAAAGAGGGTTCCTGTGGTTTGTAAATGCCGGGCAGAAGCGGAACGGATTAAGAAGGAACAGTTCCAAAAGCAAGAAGAAATGAGAAACATACAAAGAGCGAAAATTAGCAGTATGATGGACGATACCTTTAAAACAGCCTGCTTTGAGAATTTTCAGATCAGAAATGGCAATGAACGCCATTTGAAAATTGCTCAGAATTATTGCAGAGAGTTCCAAAAGATGTACGAACGGAATCAAGGGCTTCTCTTCTTTGGAACGGTTGGAACCGGGAAAAGTTATACGGCGGCCTGTATAGCAAATTATCTTCTGGAAAAAAACATTTCTGTGGTTATGACATCTTTCGTCCGAATTTTGCAAGAAATGCAAGGTTTTGATAGGGAGAGAGAAGAGGCTTTTACATATAAGCTGAATAGTGTGAAGCTGCTAATCATTGATGATCTGGGGGCAGAGCGTAGTACGGATTATGCATTGGAAAAGGTTTACGGAATTATAGATAACAGGTATCGGGCGAAGAAGCCGCTTATCCTTACGACAAATTTGACATTGCGGCAGATGCAGGAAGCCACAGATATAAGATATACAAGAATTTATGACCGTATCTTTGAAATGTGTTATCCGTTAGAGTTCTCTGGAGTGTCATGGAGAAAAAGAGAGGCTGCGCAAAGATACGAAGAAACCAAGAAATTATTGGAGGGATAGCATGAATAACAATGACGTAGGAAAAAACATCAAAAATATTCGTGAACAAAGAAAATTATCACAAAAGCGATTGGCAGAATTAACCGGTAGGGGAGAAAGTGCCATAAGCAATTATGAGAATGGAGTTACAGAAATTCCGTGTTCCGCATTACTGGATATCGCAAAAGCGCTGGAATGTGGACCTGAAGAATTCTTTGGAGTACAGAGTGACAATTTCAATCCGGTTGCAGAGCTGAGAATCTATACGCTGGAAGATAGACAGGAAGTGGCAGGGATTCTTGTGAAGAATGGATATACGGTGCGGCAGATCAAAGTACCAAGAGAAAAAGGGAAAAGTAATTATTTTTGCATACAGGCAAAGCTGGAGGAATCCAGTTTAGAAAGTCAGTAGGGAGGATATGATGGTTAAGTTTACTGTATATGGAGAGCCGAAAGCAAAAGGAAGACCAAGAGTTTCAGTGAGAAAATCAGCGGACGGAGAGAAAACATTTGCCAGAGCATATACACCTAAGAATACAGTAATGTATGAGAATCAGGTGAAAGCGGAATATGGGATTCAGTGTAATAACTTCAGATTTCCAGATAATGCAATGTTGGACGTTCGGATTTTTGCATTTTACGGGATTCCGAAAAGTACATCCAAGAAAAAACGGAAGGAGATGATAGAGGGAAAAATCAGACCGGTGAAGAAACCGGACTTTGATAATATTGCAAAAGTAATCTGTGATAGCCTGAATGGCATTGCTTACAGAGATGATGCAATGATTGTAGATGGAATGTTCCGAAAATATTATTCGGAGCAGCCACGAGTAGAAGTGAAAATTTTACAGGTTGGAGGAAAGCATGACACCGAATGAAGAAATTTTGATTGAAGCACTTATGCGGCACTGTTTTTCATGCCCTATGAAAGATGATGCGAACATTGATTTTGAGAAAGAATGTGTAGGATATAGGAGTCCGGGGTGTAAGGAGTGCATACAGAAACATATGGAAGATTTGAGATAGGAGAGAGAAACACATGGAAGATTGCAAAGAATTAAGGATTGAAGCAGATACTTTTGAAAAACTGAGAAGAGATGCAGACATTGTATTGCAACGTGCGCTTGGAACTATGAAGGAAAAAGAAAGCATGGAAGGGAAGGTTACTATCACTATAGATATCAAACTGGTTCCAGATTTCATTCCAAACTATGATCCACAAGTAAAAGGGGAAACACGAAAGATTCTGAAGCCTAAATTTGACCATAAAGTAACATCTGCAATTAATATCAAGAATGAAGAAAAGGGCAGTGTTAATCCGGAAATGGCGATGGTATGGGACGAACAGAAACAGGAATACGTCTTAACCTATGTCAACAACACAGAACAGAGGAGCATTTTCGATACAGATTTCCAAGAAGCAATGAATGAGCCGAAAGAGAATGAACTTCCGTTATTGGAAGGGGAAGTGGTAGATGAAACTGCTCTTCCTGGACCAGTAGAGGGAGAAGTTAAAATTGAAGATTTCCGAGAAGATGACGAACCGGAAGATGATGGATACGGATATGAAGACATTGACTAAGGCGTAGAAAAATTAAGAGGAGTACAGATGTATGAGTACGCAGACATAAAAGCATACAAGCCGGATCAGGAAGGAACTCATTTGCAGATTTTTATTCCTGACCGGCATCTGGAAGAAGCGATTTTAAAGAAAAGAATCAAAGATTGCATGGTATGGTTGGACGATGGAAGACATATTAGCGCAGAACAGAGGAAGAAAGCATATGCAACGATACGCGATATTGCGGATTTCACAGGATATGCTCCTGAAGAAATGAAAGAACGCTTAAAGCTGGAACATATCATTCGGACTGGCTGCAAAGAGTTCTCTCTTTCTGACTGCACGATGGACACAGCCAGGGAATTTATCAATACGATGCTGGATCTGGCGTTGGAAATGGGAGTTCCGCTGATGGATTTTGGAAGCAACCGGACGGACGACATAGATCATTACCTATGGGCTTGCCTGAAGAATCGCAGATGCGCTATCTGTGGGAGATACGGAGAAGTTCATCATGTGGACAGCATTGGAATGGGAAATAACCGGAAGAAGGTAAATGATTCTGACTACCGGAAGATATGCTTATGCAGAGTCCACCATACAGAGGCTCATACAGTGGGAATGGCAGAATTTGAGCGCATGTATCGGGTATATGGAATAAAATTCAAGGAGGAAACGAAAAATGAAAGCGGCAATGACGGTATACGAACTGATTCAGGAACTGTCACAGTATCCGGCGGATATGATGGTAGAAACCAATGTATATGCTGATGGGCTTGGTGTGGAAGCGGAAGTTCAGGAAGAAGCTAAGGAAGGAGATTTTGTAAGTGCTAAAGTATGTATTGACGAAGACATTGAAGAAATGGAAGTGGAAGAGTACAGAAAGTATAACGGGAAAAGAGTTATACGGCTCAATGTGGATTTAGGCGTGTAGGAGGTGCCAACGATGTCAAGAACAGACAATCCATTCGGAACTTGTAGGAAATGTGGAAAAAGAATATTGTGGGTCCGGACAGAGAAAGGAAAGAATATGCCAGTAGATCCGGGTTTAATAAATTATCAGGCAGTTCCAGGAGGGAAAGAGAGGATTGTTACCCGGCAAGGAAAAGTAGTTGCGGGAGCAAGGTGCAGACCAGAAATGGCAGATGATATTGGATATATTTCTCATTTTGCTACCTGCGGAAAATAAAAAAGGATAGCCTGTCGGTAAAGCCACCCTTAATATGTCTCGCAAACATATTGTATCAAATGGATAGTTAAATGGCAACCAGTGAAAAGGAGGATTTACCGATGGGAAAAGGAAAAACATTCAGCATCACCCAGGAAGAAATGGAACGGCTTTTGGACAGGGCGGCGGATAGAGCAGTAAGTGCTTATCAGAAGGAAATAGCAGAAGAGAAGAAGAAATCGGTATCGGAAGAAAAGGCAAAGTTCGACAGGAGATACAGGAACACAAAAATGCTGTTGGAACATTACCGGGATTTTTCGGAGTACGATGAAAAAGCGATATACAGAATCAGCAATGAACTGGACGAAGACATCGTAGATATTATTGAACTGATGGAAGGAAGGAGGATTGATAGAGATGGAAAGATAGAGAGCATTGAGAGAGGAGTAATCAGAACCAGGGTAATTATGAATCATGTAGATAGAATGTTGGAGGTTTACAGAGAAAGCTGCGAAAGTTCCCCATACCAGGAGGAAAAACGTAGATGGCGTGTAATTGAAGGGCTTTATTTGAATAATAAGGCAAAAACAGTGCAAGAAATTGCAGAAGAAGAGGTCATAAATGAGCGTACTGTCTACAAGGACGTAAAAGCAGCCTGTAGGAGATTAACGGCACTTATCTTTGGTATAGATGGCTTTGAACGGTAGAATAGAGCCACGAGGCGATAACGAGGGCAAAAAGCGGGCATTGACTATTCAATTACCGTTTGGTAAGATGTAGCTCGTAAACAATTCAAATGTCACTCCATAAAAATAAGCGGAAAACAAACGCTTCTGTTTGACACCAGACGGTAACAAGTTAGAATGAAGATGTAGAAAACTTACCAAACGGTATCGAAACAGAGGTGATAGAAATGATTCGGAAGAGTGACATAGTAAGAAGTTTAGTAGCAGAACATCAGTACAAAAAAGCATTGAAGATCGCAAAAGACTTCCGGCTTGGAATAACACCAGAACAGTCATTGAAAATGAAGAAAGCATATGAATGTATGGTGCATGAAAGATTCTATTTATCCCTGGGTGAAGACACTAAGGCAAGAATTGCTGAAGGAATTGAAACGATAGTCAGCATCTACGGAAGGGAGAATGAGAATAATGCCGAAGTTGTATACTAGCAGATTTAGTAACAAAGAACTGAACACAGGGGAGTATACGGTAGTAGGAGTTGTCCGAAGTATGCCGAGATTCCCAACGAAGTATCGGATTTCAGGTGATATCAGACAGATAGCACCACCTGGGTATCTCTGGAATGAAAATGACAGAGCAAGATTCAGAGAACCGTACTTCAAGCATTTGGAAAAAACAGGATATCCAGTTATCGGAGCAATCATTCAGGAATATTTGAATGAAGGGAAAGACGTAGTGCTTTGCTGCTATGAAGATGTCAGAAAACCCGATGAATGGTGTCATAGATTAGTCTTTGCTGAATGGTGGTACGAAAAGACGGGACAGAAGATTGAAGAACTTCCAGACCCGTCACCGAATCCAGGAGAAAAGCAAAGAAAAAAAGAGGAGAAAAAACGGGAAGAACAAGATTCTGGATATGAGCAGTTATCGTTCATGAGTGATCTGTACCGAACAACTTATCCTCACTACAATACTTAACCGCTGATAGCTTAGTGTTAAAGCACCCGGCTCTTTACCGGGAGGACGCAGTGTTTGATTCCTGCTCGGCGGACCAAAAACAATGCCTCACTCATATAGGGTGGGGCTTTTCTTATGCTTGGAACGCTTTATAGCGGAATTCAGAGGCTTTATAGTTCCAGGCAATAAAACATACATAAAAGAAGGAGGGAAAGAAAATGGCGATGTTTCAGAATCCGGGGGCGTTCTTCTTGGGAACGCTGGTTCCATCGGAACAAAAGTTCTTGAAGGTGCTTCTAGAAAATGCCAGAAAGAACGGGTACACAAGATTTGTAGAGCCGTGCGCCGGTGCTTTTGCTATGTCACATTTGGCAATCCAGTCTGGATTTAAACCCGAAGAAGTAGAAGCCTCAGATGTATCTATGTTCACGTCTATCATGGGATATGCAGTCACCGGAAAACCGTTAGATGAATTGGAAATTCATGCAAAAGGATTCAGCGATGAAGAGTTACTAGATCCGGCAGTGGCAATGTATGCATGGAAATACCTCAGCACAGTAAAAAATGCTGGGAAAGAATACTTTTACAATTTCATGTTAGATTTAGCCACGAGAAAAGAGGAACACATTGCTGATATCAGAGAACAACTGGAACGGGCAAAGGGAATCTTGAACGGTATGAATTACAGAGCCTTGGATATGTGGAAGCATATGGACGAAGTTCTGAATGATGAACACTGTATTGTTATTGCGAATCCGCCGACATATGCCGCAGGATTTGAAAAGTATTATGATACCGGTGGAATGATGACATGGAAGGAGCCGGAGTATGGAATCTTTGACCCGAAGACAGGATTACAGGAGTTTATGGATTTATGCAAAGATGCAAAATGCCTTGTGCTTTGCTATGAAGAAAATGAACCAGGAAAGACAGCAGGAGAACCGGTATTTGCCAGATATGGAGTGCGAAGCGGGGTAAATGTATATTTGACTGCTAATCGACCAGAGGAAGCGACTGCATTGGCACACGGAAAGAAAATTGCAAGACCTGGGGAAAGCAAACTGAGCAGTCTGGAATGTAGTATGCTTCCGAGAGATTATGAAATTACAGAAAAGACAAAAGTACAGCTATGTCAGATCGAAAGAGCAGAGGCGCAGTATTATCGCCAGCTTTGGACGCACAATTTTGTGGGTTCTTCGGCACCGATCAATATTGCAGTTCTTATTGATGGGAAAATAGCAGGGGTATTTGGCGTGGATAAAGCAGCGCTTACAATGGGAGCATTTGGTACACAGGTATCAGATGCCGTTTTTCTTATGTATGGAATGACCGTTCCCCATAAGAAGTACAGGTTGGGAAGATTACTTACAATGCTGGCGCAGAACAAAGGCTTTATATTCAAAATCTGTACAGACTTGGAAAAAGAAAAAGTAGGACACTTGAAAACGGTTCAGATGACAAAATATCCGGAAGCAAAAGAAATGAGAGGGGTCATGAAACTGACCAAGAGAGTCCCTGATCCGAAGATGGGATTCAGACTAACTTACGAATCAGAACTGAAGGATAGAACAGAAAAAGAAACGCTTGCAGAATGGTTAAGGAGGGAAAATAAATGGCAGAAGGAAAGAGCGAAGGCCAAAGCAAAATCAGATACGAACAAATAGCTGATATGGGGTCTGGGCTGATTATTGCAAGAGTTCCTGCCGAGTGTATAAGGGAACAGGACATCAATGCCCGTATTATGAAGAATGAAATGCAAAGACAACTCACAGACAATATTAAGAAAAGAGGGCAGCTAGAGTCACTGCCTTTTTGTGCATTGACGGAGGATGGAAACAGAATTGAAATTATTTCAGGACATCACAGAATCCGTTCAGGAAAAGATGCTGGTATCAAAGAATTTTTTGTTATCTTAGATATCAGCGGTCTGAACCGGTCAAAAATCGTAGCAAAGCAGATTGCACATAATGCGATCAGCGGATTTGATGACCAATCTACGTTAAAAGAACTGGCAAAAATGCTGGAAGATGTAGATGATATGATAGAAAGTTATGCGGGAAAGGATATTCTGGAAGAACCAGAAGCAGAACTGGAAAAATATCTTTCACCGACAGTCAGTTTTGATTGGAAAAATTTGACGTTTACCTTCTTGCCACATCAGATAGCTGATTTGCAGAAGCTCATAGATGCATTGGAAAATACAAAACCGGACTTTCTTGGGGTTGCTGATATTGAGCAGTACAAGCCTTTCCTTGAAACGCTTACAAAATATCAGCAATTCGCAAACGTAAAGAATACCGGTGCAGCTATTCATGCAATGATTAAATGCACAGAGCAGATGTTTGAAGATATTGGATATACAGAGGACAGCGAATGGGTGCAGTTGACAAGTATCTTCGGAAGTAGTGCAGTTCCAGCAGAGGCGGCAGAGGTTATACAGGAGGCGGTTAAGAAAATGGCAGACGAAGGCGTAATTGGAACGAAAAATAAGTGGCAAGCCATTGAATACCTGGCTGCGGAATATCTGGCTGGCAAGTAGGCATAAAACATGGCAGCACCGTTGAAATATAACCAGGCATACCACGATGACTGGGCTTGGTCCTTAGCCATAAAAGGTGCTACCGATGTAGAAATAGCTGAAGCCTTCGGAATATCGGTCAGGACACTGAATAGATGGAAGAAGGACCATGATAGCTTTATGGTGGCATTGATGTCTGGCAAGGATCAGGCAGATGCCAAAGTGGAAAAAAAGCTGTATGAACGTGCTATTGGATACAAATACACAGAAAAAGAAACTGTAATGGAAATGGATTCTAATGGCAATAGGAAACCAGCAAAAGTACGGGTGGTTGAGAAAGAGTGCCCTCCTGACGTGTTGGCACAGATGTATTGGCTGAATAACAGAAAATCTGCACAGTATAAGCGAAATCCTGAGAACTTCATAGACAAATCTATTGTATATGAGATTGAAGACATGGACGAAGTGGAGGCGGAAATTTATGATAGTAAAGATTAAAAAATCCGACCTCAACAGGAAGAAAACAATTCTGTTTAATTTCGGTGAAGGACATAAGGAATATATTCGCAGATGCCGGGACTGTACATTCAATATTTTGGAAGGAGCTGTTCGTTCCGGAAAAACTGTAGATAATGTATTCGCCTTTGCTCAGGAACTGAAAACAACACCGGATAAAATTCATTTAGCAACTGGTTCCACGATGGGTAATGCAAAGTTGAATATTGGAGATGCGAATGGATTTGGTCTGGAATGGATATTCAGAGGACAGTGCAGATGGGGAAAATACAAAGACATGGAAGCTCTGTTGATTAGCGGACCATCTACGAATTTCAAGCAAAAAATTGTGATTTTTGCAGGAGCATCTTCATCTGACAGCTTTAAAAAGATTCGTGGTAACTCCTACGGTATGTGGATTGCTACGGAGATAAACTTACATCATGACAATACAATTAAAGAGGCGTTTAACCGACAGCTTGCAGCGAAGAATAGAAAAATCTTCTGGGATATGAACCCGGAACATCCGAAAGCACCGATTTATGAAAATTATCTTGATGTATATGAACGGAAGGCAAAAGAAGGAACTTTGAAGGGCGGATATAATTATGCGCACTTCACTATCTTTGATAATGCCAATATCACGAGGGAACGACTTGAGGAGATTGTAAGTCAGTATGATGAAAACAGCATTTGGTATGTCAGAGATATTCTTGGAAAGAGAAGTATTGCAGAAGGTCTTGTGTATACACAATTTGCTTCCTTGGCAGCGATGGAAAATAATCCGATGAAAATAAGCATTGCAGAAGCACAGGAAATGATGAAGAAGGGAGAACTTCTTGGCATAACGATAGGGGTTGACTTTGGAGGTAACGGATCCGGTCATTCTTTTGTAGCATCAGCACCTACGGTTGGATATGGGAAGCTGGTTGCTTTACTGTCGGAATTGCATAAAGAGGAGCTTGATCCGGATGCTTTGGCAAAAGTATTTATAGCCTTTGTGAAGAAGGTTATTTCTTTGTTCGGAAGTATCAGTAAGATTTATTGTGATTCTGCCGAACAGGTTCTCATTCGTGGATTAAGAAAAGCTATGGCAAAGGCTGAAATGGGAGATATAAAAGTCGGAAATGCAAAGAAAGATCGTATCAATGACCGTATTTTCTGCTTTACTTCTCTAGTAGCACAGGGCAGGTTTGCATATACAGAAATGTGTGAAACGCTTGAGGACGCTCTTAGTATGGCAGTGTGGAAACCAAACACTGTAGAACTGGAACGTTTGGACGATGGCACATCGGATATTGATACACTGGACGGGTTTGAATACAGCTATGAACGAGATATTAAGAAATATATCAAAACACAGGCAGGGTAGGTGAGAATGTGAGATTTGGCATCAAAAATTTTATACGAAAGTGGGTGAGAAAATTGCTGCCGAGAAACAGCATTGAAAAAGAATTAAAAGTGCAGATTGCTATATCCGGTGTTATGGATAATGCAATTCAGCTTTGGAAAGATATGTATGAAAATCATCCACCATGGGAAGGCAAGGATGGAACCCTCTGCACAAACCTTCCGGCTACAATCGCAGAAGAGATGTCCCGATTGGTATTAACAGAATTTGAATTGTCCACAACCGGAAGCCAGCTGGCAGACTTTATCAACACTCAGTTGGAAAGAGAGTTGACAGATTTGGATATTCATGTAGAACGCTATTGTGCAAAAGGCGGGATTGTGATGAAACCCTATGTATCGGTTGGACCAACAGGCTTGCCAGAAAAAATAGAAATAGATTTTGTAGAAGCAGATCATTTCTACCCGACAGCTTATAACAGCAAGGGTGAGATTATGTCTGCTGTTTTTTTACAGCATAAGCGCATGGGAGATTTCCTGTATACGAGATTGGAATACCATGAATTTACTGGGAACAGCATTACCATTGTGAATCGGGCATACCGTTCTGAGAAAATTTCTTCCTACAATGACAGCGAAGAACCGATTATAAATTATCCTTTTGATGAAGAAGTTCCTTTAGCAGAGGTTGAGGAATGGGCTGGACTTTCAGAAACACCAGTAACAATCAACAATGTGGAGAAGCCGCTTTTTGTCTATATTAAAACAGCAAAGAGCAATAACATTGATAATAGCTCTCCGCTTGGAGTATCTGTCTACTCTAAGGCTGTGGAACTTATCCATGAAGCGGATAGAATGATGGGGCAGATTGTATGGGAATACGATGCAAAAGAAGCAGCGGTTCATCTGTCAGAGGAATTCTTAAAAACAGACAAGAAAGGTAAACCAATTCTTCCGGAAGGGCATGAAAGACTGTACAGGTCGTTTGATGAAGCAAAGGATAAAACAGTATTTGATATTTATAATCCAGATATTCGAGATGATCCAATGTTCAATGGGCTAAATAAGTTCCTGAAAAGAATTGAATGGAATGTAGGGTTTGCGTATGGTACAATCTCTGATCCGAATGAACTGGAGAAAACAGCAGAGGAGATCCGCACATCAAAGCAACGCTCTTACCGGACGGTGAGCCGATTACAGAAAGCATGGGAGAAAGGATTCCGGCATCTCATTGATTCTATGGTAGTGTTGAACAGCCTGTATAATATGGCTCCTACTGGGGCTGTAGAGGTGAACTGCACCTGGGGCGATAGTGTATTGGAAGATACTGACAAAGAGTATCAGAGAAGATGGACTATGGTTGTAGCAGGTAAGTTGAAACCAGAAAAATTTATTGCCTGGTATTTTGGCTGCACGGAGGAAGAAGCAAAAGACTATATGCCAGAAGTTCTTCCAGATGAATTTCCAGAAGAAGAGTAGGAGGGAGGAACAGATATAATGCATAAAGTGGAAATTAATGAACTAGGTGTTTGCCTGGATGGGAAGCCGCTTGAAAGTGTAAAGTCCTACAGTCTTGCACAAAAGGAAACAGAAAATGTTGCGAACTTACTCCTAGAACTGGATGTTACTATTTTATCTAATGCAAGAAATACCGGTTTTAGTAATGGCGGAAAAGAGGATAAGGCTAAAATACAATGACAGAAACAATCAAGGAGGTGTAGCCATGCTGACACCTGAATATCTCACCGCATTCTCAAATGGGTATCTCGGCATGGTAGACAACCTCAATGAGCAGATTGTAAGGGATATTGCAAGAAGAATGGTAAAGGCAGGAAAAGTTACAGATACAGCCAAATGGCAGATTAAGCAAGCACAGGAATCCGGAAAGTTGCTAAATGATATTGTAAAAGAAGTTGGCAAGTTTTCTGGGTTCTCTGATAAAGAGATACTTGAAATGTTTAAGGATGCAGGGATTACCAGTATACGAAATGATGGGAAACCTTTGCTGGATGCAGGGGTCATCTCTGAAGTGAATTTATCACAGAGAATGCAGGAATTACTTCTTGCAAATGCCAAGAAAACATCAGGAGACGTGAACAATCTTACACTGACAACAGCAGCAAAAAGTCAAGAACTTTATATCCAGTCACTTAATGAAGCATTGCTCAAAGTACAGAGCGGTGCTTTTTCTTATCAGGAAGCATTGAAGCAGGCAATCAGAAGCGCTGCTATGATGGGAAGTAAAGTCCTATACAGTTCCGGCTCTCAGATGTCTTTAGAATCTGCCATGAGGATGGCACTACTTACAGGAATCAATCAGACAGCAGCTGTGCTTACAGAAATGTATGCCTCAGATATGGGAGCTGAATATTATGAAACCACGGCGCATCCTGGTGCAAGATTGGAACATACTGTTTGGCAAGGACAGGTATTCAAGATTGAAGGAGAAGGGAATGGATACAGGAACTTTTACGAAGCAACTGGATATGGGACAGTAACGGGGCTATGTGGAGCAAATTGCAGACATAGTTTTTTTCCATTCTGGCCGGGAATATCAAAACCAGCATATACGCAAGAAATGCTGAACGGATATACAGAAGCGAAGTATAAATTTAATGGAGATTGGCTGACGGAATATGAATGTAGCCAGATTATGCGCAGACAAGAAAGGCAGATCAGGGAAATTAAGAGAGTTCTTGCCGCCTATGATTCTGCAATGAAAAGTGCAACTGATGCAGAAACGGAGAATTTTTTGAAAGAAGAATTTCAGAAAGAATCCGTAAAGCTGAAAAATAAAGAGAAAAAATTAAAGGATTTCTGTTCTGAAACCGGACATCGGCTTGATACATCAAGAACACAGGTATATGCGGTAAAGGATCAGAATGGAAATATTGTCAATTATGGACGTTCTACCAGTATGAAAGCGGTATGGGCGAATAGAAAAGCGAAGAAGTAGGAGGAAAAATCTTATGAAGAAAACAGAACTTATGGAAAGATATGAAGATGCTAAAAAATGTGGAGAAGAGATTACAGGGATTGTCTTGATTATCCATATGCCGACTGGAGAGCAGGAAACAATTATAAATCCAAATATTGAGGAAAAGATGAACTACATTGACAGAACTTACAATGACGATTTGGTTCACTGCAACTGTAAAGATATTTACATCGAAGATGTTGCCTTTTGCGTTGGAGGAGAGCCAGGAATGATGTTTCCAGAAGCATATGAGTTAATGAAAGAAGGAGCAAAAGTAAAACTTCCTTCCTGGGGCGGCTACTGGTATTGGGATAATGACAAGAAAACTATCATGATGCATACGAAAGATGGAGAAGAACTGGATATCCGCCAGACAGATCGACCAGAATATACATTTGATAATATTTGCTCTGGAGATTGGGTTATTGCAGACGAAGAGAATTGTCCGGAACTTGGTGGCGAGGCTCTGTTTTCATTTGCAGAAGCAATCAAATATTTGAAGCGTGGAATGAAAGTTGCACGTAAAGGGTGGAATGGAAAGAAGCAGTACATTCAGCTTGCAACTGGAATTTCTTACACATTTGAAGGAAAAGTTGTAAATTGCAATCATGAGGCCATTGGAAACAAAGCAATCGCATTTGTCGGAACTTCCGGTGTTCAGATGGGATGGCTGGCATCTCAGGCAGATATGCTTGCAGAAGATTGGGTTTTTGCGGAGTAACTGCTATGAAATATCGTCAGAAGCCAATAGAAGTCGATGCTTTCCAGTTTACGAAAGATTCAGAAGTGTATGCACCGGAATGGTTCTCTGATGCAGTTAAAAGAGAAGATATATTTATCGACAGGTCTATCGTAGATGGCACTGTCAATGTATATGGGTGCAGCATAAAGAAAGTTGGAGGATGGAACAGGGCAAGAATTGGAGATTTTATCATTCAAGAACCAACAGGAGATATTGTATCGTGCAATTCAGATGTTTTTTGCAGAACATATCAGCACATAGACGGAAGGGAGGTGGAGAATGTGAGTTGTAAAGGTAATAGTAACAAGAAGGGCAGGAGAAAGTGAGAGGAGGTGATCCTGCATCTCCCACCCTGAGGGTTAGAAGGGAAGCTGATTTAAGGGATTTTATCCTTTAGGCAATAATTTCTACCTATAAACCTTTAAAATGGCACCCAGAGGCTATCAGAGGCTTATACGGTAGCAACAAAACAATGATTTATACGCAGGTGGTTCTTTCTGTTTTGGAAAAGACCACCTGTTGCATTTTGTCCTGAGTATGACGTTTAAACTATTCCTTCCCTAGCGTGCCGGGATATAAATGCACGATAGCAGAGCCGGAGTGAACCGGAGTATAAACGAAATCAGCGAAGAAAATAAAGGAGGTAGGCAAAATGGCTTACGAATTTTTAAAGAAATTATTTGGCAATCAGAAAGACGGAGAAGAACCAAAGGCTATGACATATGCAGAATTGGAAGCTGCGATTGATGCAGATAAGAAAATTCAGGTTGTAGATTTGAAAGCTGGCGGTTATGTGGCAAAAGAAAAGCTGGATGCCAAAATTACAGAATTGGACGGAGTGAAACAGCAGCTCACAGATGCGAATGATGAGATTCAGTCTTACAAAGATATGGATATTGATGGTATTAAACAGAAAGCAGCCGACTGGGAGCAGAAGTACAATTCAGAAACTCAGAAGCTCAATGATAAGCTGATAAAGCAGGAGAGAGAACACCAGATGGATCGTTATCTTGATACCGTAGGGCTTAAATCCGGTGCTATGTACAGGGATTATGTCAGAAGAGCTTTAGAGGAAAAAGAGTTAAAGCTGGAAGATGGAAAATTCTTAGGTGCAGACGATGTAATGAAAGAGTTGAGAGAAAACCCTGATTATAAAGATGCGTTTGTTGTAGAAGAACCAAATCCTACAGGGAATGAAGGCGGTACTGGTACAGAACCAAACGTTGGAGCACCATATTTTTCAGCTGGAACTAACTCACAGACACAGGAGCCAAAAAGCTCAACATTTAACTTCGGCTTTTCCGGAGTAAGAAAACACGAATAATTAGGAGGATATAGAAATGGCAGCATTAAACTATGCAAAAGAATATCAGAGAGAATTAGAGCAGAATTTCCCGTACGTGCTTTACTTTGGGGCATTGTACAACACACCAAACAACGGTAGATACAGATGGTTGAATGGGAAAACAATTGAAATCCCAACAATTTCCGTTACAGGACGAGTAGATGCAACAAGAGATACAATCGCAACTGCATCTAGAAACTACAACAACTCTTGGACTCCATTAACTCTTGAAAATGAGAGAAAGTGGTCTACATTGGTACACCCAAGAGATGTACAGGAGACAAACCAGGTAGCAACTATTGCTAATATCACAAGAGTATTCAATGAGGAACAGAAATTCCCTGAGATGGATGCTTATACAATCTCCAAGATCTACTCTGACTGGACAACAGCTGGCGAGTCCGCAGATACTACAGCTTTAACAGCTGAAAATATCCTGTCCATTTATGACAAGATGCTTGAAAAGATGGCCGAGGGAAGAGTTCCTAAAATGGGGCTTGTACTCTATGTAACACCAGCAACAAACACATTGATTAAAAATGCACAGGGCATTTACAGAACATTGGATGTAGGAAAACAGAACCAGCTTTCTAGAGCTATTACATCCCTTGATGAAGTGGAAATCGTAGAAGTACCATCTGAATTGATGAAAACAGTGTACGAGTTCACTTCTGGATGGAAAGCTGGCGGATCTGCTAAACAGATTCATATGTGCTTGATTAACCCACTTGCGGTAATCACACCTGTATCTTATGAGTTTGCGAAGCTGGACCCACCATCTGCGTTGTCAGAAGGTAAATATGTTTACTACGAGGAATCTCACGAAGATGTTTTCGTTTTGAAAAACAAAGTGAAAGCTATTCAGATGGCTGTACAGGCCTAAAAATAAAATCACTGCCCTGCTTTAAGTGCGGGGCAGAATTATGAAAGGAGAGATAAGAATGAGTTATTTCGCACAGAAAAAGAATAGAATTATTGCGATTGCTGAGGAAAAAGCACTCGAATATTCTGAAATGGGCTACACAGTAACCGACAAGAATGGAGATGTTATCTGTGAAGCGACAGTAACATCTGTACAGGATGCCAAAAAGAAAATCGAGGAGCTTAATAAGGAGTTGAAAGAAGCGAAGGAGTACGGCGAAAATGCCGATGCAAAGATCGCACAGCTCAAAGAAGAAAATGCTGAGTTGAAAGAGCAGCTTAAAAATGCTAAGAAATCAAGAGGGAAAACCACCGCAACAGCAACAGCTGATGCAGAATAGGAGGTAAACCATGTATATTGCTGAGAAAGATGGCATGACCTGTAGAATCCCGGAATCAAAGAAGCGTGATTATGAATTCATGGGATATACATGCAAAAAAATCGGTGGGAAGGAAGATTCTGAAAAGCCGGTAAGAGCGCAGAAAGCTTCTAAGAGCCTAAAGGCAGATAAAACGGAAGAGCCGTCTGCGGAATAATATAATTATCATAGTGGAGGTGGCAACGTGTTCATAGAAGACAAAAGAAGTCCGTATGTGGATTTCAATTACTATAAAAGCTCATATCACGGTGACAAGTTGACGGCTACAAACTTTGAAACTGCAGAACGACAGGCAGAAGCTTATCTTCATGCAATAACTTTTGGGCGAGTGAGAAAACTGGAAGAAATACCAGTATGCGTAAAAAATGCTATCTGCGATATGGCTGAGGTAGTTAATAGAAGAGAAGAGGAGAAGAGCAACACAGTATCTTCTGAATCTAATGACGGCTACAGCGTTACATACGTTGCTGCTACAAAGGAAGATGATTACAAGAAAGAGCTTTTAGCAAAAGCGAAAATGTGGTTAAGCGGTACAGGGCTCATGTACAAAGGTTGGTCTGAGAAATATGATTGATAACGCAGATATCACAATAATCAACAAAGTAGTTGGGGCCGACAGAAGAGAAAAGTTTGTTCCGACTATGATATCCGGAGCTTGCTGGTATGATGTGCGGTCTATGAGCCAGGCCGAGATGCAAAGAGAAGGTAGTGCTAGGGTAGTAATTAGAATTCCTTTTAATGCCACGATTGAAGGTGGAAAGATATATCTTCCGGAAGAAGAATTTAAAAGAGTTTCAGCCGATGATCTGGGAAAATACTGGACAATCCAAAAAAACGCTTATGTGTTAAGGCGACATATTGTACAAGCTGACAATTGGTTGTTCGACCCGTTCAGCTTCCGGTATGGAAAGATAACAGAACTACTCCCAGAAGAACTGAATCGGTTGAGGAGCGAGGATGAAGATTTCTTTACGATAGTAGAGTATGCAGATAACACACAAAGAGGATCTAATCGTTCCAAACATTGGAGAATAGGAGGTGCCTAAATGAGTAGGGCAAAAATCACCACACCGAGAGGTGCTGTTTTCCAAACGGATAATGGAAAAGCAAAGCTTGAATGGAATCCTAACTTTTCTAGAAGCAGAAACGAAAGTTTTGACCGGAAGCAAAAGTTTGTTGATTCCGAGGTCCTTAGAAGATGCAGCCCAAGAGTTCCGTTCCAAACCGGTATGCTCGATAAATCAGGAAAACTAGGGACCGAGATAGGAAGTGGAGAAGTAAAGTATATTGCTCCGTATTCAGCCTATCAATATTACGGTACTGCAGAATCGAGACCGTATGACGGAAATAGAGGGGCAAAATGGTTTGAACGTATGAAAACCGAAGAAAAGAAAGATATCCTAAATGGAGCAAAAAAGATTTAAGGAGTGAGAAATATGCAACCTGAATCTGTTATACAGGCGGTAACCGACTATTTTATGAAATGTCCATTGCTTAAAGATGGAGTATTCAGAGTAGATGCTCTCGGAACCAACGGTATTGAATATGTTATCGAAACCGGATCCTTTGACCCGATTATTCAAACTTATATAGACGGAAGTTCTATTCGACAATATCAATTCAGCTTTGGCTCTAGAGAATACTACGATATGGATAGGATTCAAAACATACAGAACAGTACGTTCTATGAGCAGTTTGCTGAGTGGATTGAAGAACAAAATAGAAATGGAAATCTGCCAAAACTTCCAGAAGGGATGCATGCTAATGAGTTGGAAGTGCTTTCCCCTGGATATATATTTGACATTACAACAAAGTACGCAAGGTATCAATTGCCATTGCGTCTTATTTATTTTAAGGAGGTATAACAAATGGCGACAAAAAAAGGTGCAATTCAAAGACATGAAATTGCTGATTATCTCAATGTAGCAACTACGAGTGAAGCGAAATGGGCGCTTATGGGATATGGATTCACCACATTAGACGAAGAGTTTGGCGCAGAGTCGGAATCTGCGAAGTACATCAACGAAGCGAGCGAGTCTTCTAGTGTTGTATCGTACAAATCAGTGTTCCCATTCACTACGCATTTGATTCCTGATGAAGAGGCTGTTAACGCACTCTACACAGTAGGGCGAGATCACCTCACAGGAGAGGATGCTGAGTTCGAATATGTTCGTGTAGAACTTTGGAACAAGAAGGAAGCTGACAAATATGCAGCTAGAAAGTTTACAGTATCGGCTGAGGTGTCATCCATGTCTGGTGAGAAAAAGCAGGAGTTGAGTGGAAATCTTAATGCTGTTGGCGACCCTGTGGATGGTACTTTCGACATCAAAGCCAAAAAATTTGAGGTAGCTGTTCAGTCACCGGTTTAAAAAAGAAAAATAACGAAAAATAGTGGAGGTAAAAAAGATGAGTAAAATGGAATTTAACGGAGTGGAACTTGAATTAGATCTTCTTGATGCAGATGTGATGGAAGAATATGATAAAAATATCAACAAAATTGTTGATGATGTGAAAGAGCCTACACAGTACGAAGGGAAAAGCGTAGCCGACCAAATGAGAATCCAGTGCGGACACGTAAAAAGATTTTTCGACACAACATTTGGTGAAGGCACAGCAGAAAAGCTGTTCGGTGAAAAGAACAACTTAGGAGATTGCTTAGAAGCTTTCGGAATCGCATCCGATTTAGCTAAGAAAGAGAATGAAAAAACAAGAGAAATCATGAACAAATATACTCCTGATAGAGTCCAGAATAGGGCTGAAAGAAGAGCGAAAAATAAAAAGAAGCATAACAAGGTTACCGCATACCATTGTTAATGAATATTTTACTTGATTTGCTTCCTGAAACAGTAGAAATCGGAGGTGTGGAATATCCAATAAATACGGATTTTCGCATCTCCGTTTTATTTGAGCTTATGATGCAGGACAATACCATATCTGACGAAGATAAAATACTGGAAGCAATAAACCTATACTATCCGCAGACACCGGATCCGGAATATTTAGACGAAGCTGTTGAGAAACTAATTTGGTTTTATAGGTGCGGTAACCAAGATAAAACAAAGAAAAGAAAGTCTGAAGCTGATGAAGATAACACAGAAGAAGAAAAGCTCGTGTATTCCTTTGAGCATGATGACCGGTATATATATGCTGCGTTCGTGTCGGAATACGGTATTGACCTACAAGACATAGAGGACTTGCACTGGTGGAAATTCAGAGCCTTGCTCACATCGTTAAGTGATGAGTGCGAATTTAAAAAGATAATGGGCTATCGGAGTGTAACCATAACGAGCACTATGTCTCCTGAACAACGTTCGTTCTACGAAAAAATGAAAAGAATACACGCCCTCCCTATGTCTGAGGCAGAACAAGATAAATACGACAGAATCACACAAGCGCTTATGGGCGATGGAGATTTGGAAGGATTGCTATAGCGGGAGTTTTATGAAAGAAGAGAAAAGAGTAACATGCCCTATTTGCGGATATCGGATGCCGATATCGTTCACGGAAGATGCCGAATGTAGTGGTGTATACGTTCTGTGTAAAGGGCGCAAATGTAAAAATGTTATTGAAATAAAAATAAAAAAAGGACAACAGATTAAGTAGAGCCATCATGTGCCGATAATCAATTTTTGCCCCGAAAAGAGGTGAAAAAATAATTGGGCTATGATGGAACATTAAAATTTGATACGTCCATTGTTACTGAAGGGTTCCAAAGTGGGATATCTAAAATCAGTAGCATAGCTGGAAAAGGATTGAAAGCAACAGGGGCGATTATAGCTGGTGCTGGTACAGCGATAGTCGGTCTTGGAACAGCAGCTATTAAAGTCGGAGCGGATTTCGAATCCGGCATGAGCAAAGTGAAAGCTATCTCCAATGCGTCCGGAGAAGAGATGGCGAAGCTCACAGAAAAAGCAAAAGAAATGGGCGCAAAAACAAAATTCTCTGCCGGCGAGAGTGCCGAAGCGTTCCAATACATGGCTATGGCCGGATGGAAGACGGCTGATATGCTAGACGGTATAGAAGGTATTATGAACCTTGCCGCAGCATCTGGGGAGAATTTGGCTACGACATCCGATATTGTAACAGATGCATTAACAGCGTTTGGAATGTCAGCTTCGGATTCCGGAAGGTTTGCCGATGTATTAGCCGCAGCTTCTAGTAATGCAAATACTAACGTTGCCATGATGGGAGAAACATTCAAATATGTTGCCCCTGTTGCTGGTGCGTTAGGATTTTCAGCTGAGGATTGCGCTACAGCTATTGGACTTATGGCCAATAGTGGTATTAAAGCAGGACAAGCTGGAACATCACTAAGGGCTATTATGACAAGGATGGCCAAGCCTACAAAAGAAGTTCAGGCGGCTATGGACGAACTTGGAATATCCATTACAAACAGTGATGGAAGCATGAAAGACTTGAACAGCATCATGCGAGATCTGAGAAAAGGCTTCAATGGTCTAACTCAGGAACAGAAAGCTCAAATGGCTGCAGCTATCGGTGGACAGGAAGCTATGTCTGGACTCCTAGCTATCGTTGGTGCATCTGATGAAGATTTTGAGAAGCTCACAGAATCTATCTACAATTCAGATGGAGCTGCACAGAGAATGGCTGAAACAATGATGGACAACCTTCCTGGTGCTATCGAACAAGCCGGGGGAGCGTTGGAAACATTAGGGCTTACCTTCTATGAGCACGTACAAGAGCCTGCGAAAGATGTGGTTAAGACAGTCACAGAAATGATTGACGAAATGAATACGTCTTTCACAGAAAATGGATTTGAGGGGTTAGTTCAGAGTTTTGGAGAGAACCTTGCTAAGCTGTCCCAAATGGCTATGGAGTCTGCACCAAAGCTAGTCGAATCAGCTACAAATCTAGTGACATCATTTATTGATGGAATTAGAGCGCATGCATCCGAATTTTCAGAAGCTGGTGTTGAACTTATAACATCACTCGCTATTGGTTTTTTGTCATGCACGGCAGAAATTTGGTCTGCTGCGATTACCATAGCAACACAAATCGTAGAAGGGCTCGCTCAAAACGCCCCTATGATTGTACAGGCCGGAATAGATTGCGTTTCAAAATTAGCAGAAGCAATCATATCTAGTGCACCAACATTACTAGAGTCCGGAGTTAAAATTGTGTTTGCCCTTGTACAAGGGATAGCACAGCAAGTGCCAGCTATATTCCAGGCCGGAATAGATTTGCTAGGAAATTTAGCGAATGGAATCAGAGAAAATCTTCCTAATTTGATACCTGTAGCAATGGAAGCTCTGATGAATTTTTCTGGTACTTTAAGAGAAAATGTCGGTCAGTTAGTAGATGCCGGGCTTGATCTTATTATGGCATTAGCTGACTCGTTGATTGATAATATACCGGTATTTATTGAAACAGTGCCGACCATTATCACAAACCTTGCCGGAATCATTAACGACAATGCACCTAAATTACTTGGATGCGGAATAGAGTTACTTGCAAAACTGGCAATGGGGCTGATTGAAGCAATCCCTACGTTGATTGCAAACATCCCGCAGATCATACAGGCTATTGTGTCTGCATTTTTCGCATTTAACTGGGTGAGTATCGGCTCTAAGATTATTACATTCATAAAAGATGGTATAACAAGCCTTGCATCTGCTATACCTGATGCGATAAAAAATATCGGTACAACCGCAAGAGATTTCCTTCATGGAATTGATTGGCATAACTTAGGTGCAAATATCATTAACTTTATCGTTAATGGAATTCAGTCGCTAGTTACATCCATTCCAACTCTTCTTCAAAGCATAGGAACAACCGCTGTAGAGTGGTTCAAGGGAATAGACTGGGTTGATCTTGGAATCAATCTCGTAGAGGGAATTATTGGCGGAATCACAGGAGCACTTGATGGACTGTGGACCACCGTAGGAAATCTTTGCACGGGTTTGCTGGATAAAATCAAGGGATTTTTCGGAATTCATTCGCCATCTACAGTCATGGAGGAACAAGGAAACTTCATGGTTGAAGGTGTAATACTTGGACTGCAAGACCTGCCTTCTAAGGCTGCCGAGTTGTTCGAACAAACATTACAAAGAGCTATTCAATGGGGAACTAACATGGTCTCCAATTGCAAAAAAGCTGCTAGTGATACACTTTCGAATGTATGTAGCTTTATTAGTCAGCTACCAGGAAAGATTGCTGGATTCCTTACAAATGCTTTGAATAATGCCAGAACGTGGGGAAGTAACCTAGTATAA